CTATGGCGAAGGATGCGCCGCCAAATAGGCGCCGACGTCAGCGACGTAACCGAGGTGGTCGTGACAGGCGAACGGATCGCGCTGTGCCTGCCCGATCGCAATGAGCGGGTCGCGCGCATCGAGGAACTGCAAGAGTGGCGGCACGTCGAACGGCACGATCGGCACCGGATCGTTGCCGCGGAGATACTGCCGGATCGGCACGCCGACCACGGCGCGGACGAACGACGGCCCGCCAAAGCGCGGCGCGCCGAAGGTCACGATCGCGGCCGGCTTGCGGCCCCGACACACCAGCAGCGCGCCGACGCCAAGCGCCAAAGCGCCGCCGAGCGAATGGCCGCTGATCAAGACCGGATAGGACTTAGCCGGCGTCGCGATCTCTTGCGCGACCGCATCGACGATGCTTTCGGCGCCGGCGAGAAAACCGGCGTGGCATGGGCCGAGCGCCGGATGGGCGCGGTCCTCGACCGGGGCGCAGATGAAGTCGCGCGCCCAATCTTCCGCCGTCACCGAGCCGCGGAAGGCGACGATGACGGCGCCTGTGCCGTTCTCAACCGTCGTCGTGATCCGGCAATTGACGCCCGTGTCCGGCACCGGCAGCGTCGGCGGCAGGCTGTAAGTGTCGGCGCAGGCCTCTACACAATCGAGGTCGGTGATCATGGCAACATACCAGCGGTCAGCGCCTGCGTCGCAGCACCGGTCACCAGCGCATTGACCAACGTCAGCGTGTTCATCTTGAGCGCCTGCGCGGCCGGTGCGCAGCCGGCGCTGACCGACGAAGTAGGCTGCAGCGCGTCGATGATCTCAGCGCCCTTTTCGGCCTCGCTGATCAGGTTTGCCGGCGCGTCCGGTTCGGTGAGCGCATTGCCCTGCGCGTCCTTGAGCGCGGCAGCGGACGCCTGTGCAGCAAGAATGGCGGCGTAACATTGCGAACGCAGCTTGCTGCCCGGCGTATTGGCGGCGTCGGCAAGCGTCTTGGCATAGGTGAGATCGGCGATCGCCGCTTTCTGGATGTTCTGCCAGACCGCATCGACCGAAAAGATCGTGCCATTCTTCTGTTTGCAGCCGGGTACGAGCTGCAGGATATCGAGCGCACAGGCTGGCGCGGCCGCCGCTTCGGCACGCGCCGGCGCGAAGATCAGTGCCGCGCTCGCGCCTGCGACAATGCAGGCGACGACCGCTTTGCCGCCCTCCGGCTTGATGATGGCGAGCACCGCGAGAATGATGGTGCCGAGCGCGATGCCGATGGTTTGCAGGTTCACCGCCAGATGGTCGGCGTTGCTGATGTGAAAGATGAGGGCAAGAAGCGTGGCGAGCCCCGCATAGGTCGAAGGCTCCGAGAGACGCTTGCCAAGCCAGGAGGCATCCTGTTCGACGTGCTGTTGATCGATTTTCGGCGCGCGGTTCGCCGCGCCCTGACTATCAGTCATGGGTTGCTCCGTATGTGTGGTGCAGATGAAAGAGAGGGTCAGGCTCCCGCGAGCCCCTTCTGAAACAGGGCGGCCTCGTGGGCGCGCCGATTCCACAGGTCGCCGCCCTTCGGCCACAGCCGCCGCATGGACAGAAACTCGGCGGGAATCTTGGCGAACTGCTGCGCCGCCATGTATTGCCTGATCACCCGCATTTCCGCGTAGCGCGCGCCTGGCAGATCGAACGAGCAGCCGCGGTTATAGGCGAGCGAGACGAGCGCACCGAGGCTGTCGGGCGAAAGCCGGTCGAGATTTGCCAGCGACGCGGACACGCGCCCTATCCATTTCGGCACCTCGCGATCGCGGAATTCGGCGATCGCCTGATCCCAGGTAATGGTGACCGAGGCGCCGTGTGCGCGCACGAAGGTGCTCGCCGCGCCGCCCTTGATGCCGCAGGCGGCGACAATGGCGTCGATCGTCGCCGCATCGGCGATGCCGGTCCAATCGGCGCGCGCTTCGCTCGCGGTTACGTAGCCGCAGTCGTAGCCGATGCCGATGGTCGGACCGGACGCGCCCTCCGGCCAGTCGAAATGCTGATAATGCCGCGCGTAGTAGGCTTCATTCGAATCCTCCTCGGCAACGATGAGGTTGAAAGCGTCGTCGGAAATCGTCAGCATCGTTGTCTCCATTTCGGCTCGTTGAGCGAGAGCGTCAGTAGCCGTGCCGTCTGAGCACCCGCCCGCATGGCGGCGACAAATCCCGGCGATGGCGCGCAAGGCACACGCGGACGCCGCGCAGGTCACCTGCTGCAGCAGCCAGCAGCGCGCGCATCGGACAAAAGTGCAGCGCATCCTCCGTGCAGGCTTCGCGCACGTCGGACGGCACTTGCAGGGTCGCCGCTCCAGCGGCAATGCTAAGGACGCAAAGCAGGAACGCGGCGAGAAGTACTCGCATGCGAAAGCCTCTCGATTGTTTGTTTGACAGGGCGCGCGCGTGCGCGCCGGGCACCGATGAGATCAGCTCGCCGGGTAAATCAGCATGAAGTTGATCTGCTTGCCGCTGTAGGTCGAATTCGTTCGAATGCTGGCGCCCTCGGCGGAATAGATGGATGCCGTCGAGGCCCCCTGATTGGCGATGAGCACGTCGCCGTTGGCAAACCGGCCGGCAAATGCGCAAGGCACCGCTGCGTAGCTCTGATTTGGCACCGCGACCGGCAGCGAAATCGTCGCGTTGTGGGTGTCGCTCTGGCTCGGATAGGTCAGCGCCCCATAGGCGAAAACCACATTGCCGATCTTGCAATACGCGGCGTTGACGGAGCTGAAGGTGAGTCCGGCGCCGCTCTGATCGGTAGGCGTCCACGACGTAGGCGCCGTGGTGTCCGACAGATCGCTCGACGCCGCCTGCGAAAAGGCGGAGCCGCTCCATTTCAGGGCGCCGGTGACCGAGCCGATCATGCCTTGAATGCTGGCGAAGAAACCGCTCATGGTTGGACCTCACGCATAGTCGACATTGAGGGCGAGGACGTCGCCGGCGGTGAGCGCCGTCGTATCGCTATCGGCGACATTGACGGTCAGCGCAAACGAGATGCCGGTCGAGAAGTAACGGCCAAGGTCGGCATTATCGATGACGAATGCCGATTGCGGCGGCAGCGCGATGGTCTTGACCGGCGTATCGGTGCCCACGCTCGGGGCGGCCGCCTTGTTATAGAGTTTCAGATAGCGCAACGCGGTGGCGTTATTGTAGCCGAGGATCTGATAGATGCGGCCGGGCGAGCCTTTGACGTTGGTGGCATTCGTGCTCGCAGCCGCCGATAACAGACGGTAGGTCGAGGCGACACCGCCAGAACCGGACGCTGCGCTGATCGCCACGGCCAGCGTGCCGACGAGCGCGTTGTAGATGCCGGACAGCCAACCCAAAATCCCCGACCCGCCCGCGGGTTGGCTTAGTCCGGTGCCACCCGCGCCCTGCGCCGCCGCGATGGTGGCAAGATTGCCGCCCGTCTCCTGCGCGGCGCCCGTCGGCAGCGGCAGCGCGGTCGCACTGACCGGCAGCGGCGTTCCGCCGCTGACGCCCTGCACGCTTTGCACATTGGTGGTCGGTGCACCGGCCGTACCAATCAGATTATCGAGCGTCGAAACGGTCGCGCCGCCGGTTGGCCCGGTCGGCACGCCGTTGGTCAGATTGATCGTAGTAATGTTGGACATGATTTTAAAATCCCAGATAGGGGTAGGTGAATTGCCAAGGTCCAGGCACGACGAAGCCGTAAGCGACGCAGCTTGAGAGGTCCTGGACTCCGCCGCCAAAGACGTTGAACGATTGGAATTTGAAGAAAAGCGCGCTCGGATATTGCGGCGGCAGGTCGTAGATCAGGACGGCGTTGTTGGCCAAATAGGCGAATGATGCGCCTGCCGCATGCGCGCTGATCGGGGTGCCGTAGAGGCCGCGATAGAGCGTGGCCAGCGCGTAATGGTTCGCCGACGATAACGTCGCCGTCTCGAAAGACACGAGCTCGTTGTCGACCAGACAGAGCGTGACGCCGAGCGAAGCCGCGATTGCGCTGACGCTGAGCAGCGTGCCGTTACTCTCGGCGAGATCGACCGAGAGCGTGTCTGTCGCATCCGGGTTTGTTCCGCCAAAAGACGGCAGCGATGACGTCGTAGCGCCCATGCACGCGGGCGCCGAGACGGTGCCGATCTGACTGTAGGAGTTGCCGTCGAAGGACAGCCAGACAAGGCATCCGCCCCAGTTCGGATCGGCGACACCGGCCGAGCCGCCGGACACCGCCATCCAGATCTGCGGGGTCGCAGCGAGCGCCGCCGGCGGTTCGAAGATGATCGGCGTGTTGACCGGATCGGCCGCGACGTTCCGGCTGATCGGATTGTTGGTCACCGGCTGAGTGGGATAGAGCGTCGCCGTCGCCACGCCGAGGGGAAATTCCTCGGCGGCAACGCTGAGAAAGCCGTTGTCGTCCTCCTCGATCTCGGTGATGCGGATCGGTGCATTCGACAGACCGAGCAGCCGGTCAGTGACGGTCACCAGGTCCATCGGATCGAGCAGGCAATATTCCCACGACAAGCGGAATTTGTAGGTGTTGCGGATGTAAACCGCGCGCTGCAGCATCAGCTGGCCGGAAATGCCGGCGACGCCCGTATCGCAAATCTCGCGCGCGGTCACGGTCGGGGCGATGCGCATCCCGCTCGCGCCTGTCGCCTGTTCGACCAGCTCGATCGCGCTCTGGTCGCGCGATTCAACGGTAGTCAGATTGTATTCGTTATTGCGGTCGGCGCATTCGAGCCGCCAGACGTTGTAGGCCTCGAACGGATTGGACCGCGAGACCTGCAATGGATCTTGATTGTGCTCGGCGACAAAATCATCGTCGCCGAGGTCGTAGACCGGCGTGACATTGGGGCTGAATGTCACGCCGTTGCCGGTGACCACAGCGTCGCCATAGGGAATGAAGCGCAAGAGTCCGCCCGACCAAACGGCGGCCGTATTTGTGAGCTGGAGCCATCGCGCCAGGATCGACGAGGCCTGCTCCTGGTCGGTCAGGCAGGGCGAAAGCGCCAGTCCGACGGCGCGGCAATAGGTCTGGTACGAAGCGTCGCCGCTGCCGCCCTGGGTGTAGAATGTCGTGTTGTCGATCGAGGCAGCCGGAAAGCCAATGCCGAATTGAGCATTGGTCAAAAAGTCTTCGATACAGAGCGTCGGATCGGCGTCGAGATATCCGCTCGACGGAGTGTTGCCGTTCCAAAACCCGGTGGAGATGTTCGCATAGACCTGCGCCACATAAGTGCTGTACGGCGTCTGCCCGTGGCCGGTGCCATAGCGCAGGCCCTGCATCTCGAAATTATGGTTGTCGAGCGTGGCGTTGTTGCCGAGGCTGTAGTTTGCCGCCGCTGCGTAGGCGGTGCCTTCGTAGCCGAGCGCCTGCGCGGGATAGTTGGCGCTGATGTAACTCCACGGAGATTGCGGATCGGTGCCACCAAAGAGTGAAAAGCCGAGAGCGCCCAACGAGTAGATCGACTGACCCTTGTAGACCGTGCTGACGCCGGTGATCGGACCCTCGCACAGCGCGAGAATGACCGAGGCGCTATAGGTTGTCTGCGATGTCGTCGGCGTACTGAAAATGCTGCCTTTGCCGCCACCGCCGCTGCTCGACGATCCGTAATGCGTCTGAAAATTGTTGTACCAGATCACGTTCGGGGCGAGCTTCGACATGCCCCAGACGATCGGAATCGGCAGCGTATTGACCGCTGTCTGGATTTGCAGGCCGGTATAGTCCGGCGTGGTCGAGACTTGCGGCTTGCCGCCGAACAGACCGCTCATCCCCGCCTCGCCCAAATGCTGAAGAAATGCGGCTCGCGGGCCGGCGCTGACAGCCGCGCGTCCCGCTCGACCACGTCCTCGATGACCCCTCGCGCCGGCTGATAGGCGTGCACGATGGTGAGCGGCGCCGCGACGGTGACGATGCCGCCATGCGAATAACAGCGGCCGAAGCGGAACACGGCGACGTCGCCCGGCCCCGCTATCTCGACCTGATGCGCGCGATCGAAGACAAAGCCGAGATATTTTTCCTCGGAGCGGTGCAGATGCCAGTCCGACGGATAGGGCCGCGGCTCGAACGGCGCGACGAGTCCGCTGTCGACAAACACCCGCACCAGCAGCATGCCGCAATCGACGCCGGCGCCCTTGATGTCGGCGCAATTGTGGTACGGCGTGCCGATCCAGGAGCGCGCTTCGGCGACCACCGCCGAGCGTTGCGCAGATTCGACATTCCCGCGATCAGATGACGGGCCACAGAGAATGACCGACGGAACGGCAGAATGTACTGCAGCTCGAGCATTTTCTGTCATCTGCCAATATCTCTTCTATCGGCCGCCAAGCCGCCATCAACGGCAACGCACGAAGGACCGCCTAACCGGGCAAATTTTGCTTGACTGCAACTCGTCCGGGAGGCAACTTTAGGTTTGATCCGCCTGCAAAAGCGAAGTGGAATACGCGCCTGTTGGGCGACGGACGTTCTCATTCGGCGGGATTAGCTTCGCCAGCCTCAACCGGCACGGCTCTACCATCCATGCATCGTTGGTCGCGCATTAAAATTTCCGCGGGGGCGTGTTATGCAACGTCGCAATCTGTTGGCGAGCTTAATGGCCTGCCTTTTGGGTCTGGTCATTTTCTCTGTTGACGCTCAGGCGCAAAGGCGCCCGCCGAGGCCCGCCGCCGCCCCCGCCGCTATCGTCCTTCCGGCCTCTGGTCTGAAAGTCTGTCAATGGGGCTGGGCGTACGTCAAATTGCGAGTGCCGACGAGGAACCTGCAGGCCGTTTACAACAGCAATGGAGCGGTCATCCAATACCAAAATGGAGCCAACGCGGTCCTTCTGATTTCACCCGGCACGGTTGGAACGTCGATTGTCGTGCTCACCGGGCAAGTTCGACGAAATGGCGCGTGGGTCCCCTTTGTCGAAAGGCTGACCGTTAATGTGACCCCTTGTGCAAATCCTCAACCGCCGCCACCGCCGCCGCCGCCACCACCCCCGCCGCCTGTTGGAGGCGACATTTTCTTTCTTGGTCAGACAAATGTGTGCGAGGGTGCATCCTGGTACCAAACTATCACGGGACGTGCACCGGACGGCTCCAACACTGTCCACATCTGGAGTGCAGTCGGTGGCGTGTTTGCCTCCGTCAACTACATTGATCAAGCCAGTCAAACCATAGGAGGAAAGGGCCTCATAGGAGGGTTCCTGGTGCCCAATGTTCAGCCAGTCGTAGTGACGGGATATATCGAAGGCGTTTCCCAAGACTTCCCATTTACTGGAGTCGTCATAGTCTTTGTTCGGAAGTGCGGCGGCTGATATGGCGGCTGCCCTCGGCATCTGCAGCCTAAGAGACGAGGTTGAAGCGGGCTGAGACGCCGGTCGCGGCGGCACACTCAAATCGCCATCTGCGGCGGGGGAACGTAAGGGAAGGCGCGAAAATTCGCCAAGTTGCCGAATTTTGACTGACAGGTCGATTGCGTATGGTCGCAGCCGAAATAGACCGTGAAGGCGTCACCCGCCGCCGGTACACTTTCCAGCGGATAGAGCAGCGACAGCGACGTGCCGGCGACCACCGAGCCCACGGTCGCGCTCACGCCGGCATTGACGCCCGACGTGAACGTGATCGTGCCTTGCTGGAAGTTGGCATTCGCGCTCGTCCAATTGATAACAGAGGCGGTTGAGCCGGCGCCGACCGAGCCGTTGGTACCGAAGTTCGCTTTGACCATCGTGCAGCCGGAATCATACAGCGCGTGAAGGCAGGTCGGCTGATAAACGTTGCGCGGCATGTCGACGTCCAGCAGCACCAAATCGGAATTGACGGTGAGCTTGGCGCTGGTGCGGCCGATTTCATCGATGACGCCGAGCCGGCCCTTGAACAGGATTACGGAGCCAATCGCCGTGCCACCGATCCGGTCGGAGAAGAAAATGCGGGCGCGCTCGATCTGGCAGAAATCGAACGAGCCGTCGCGCAGCGCCTGCAAAAACGGAGCGCCGCCGGCGATCGTGTCAGTCGACCGCGCCGAGATGGTGATCTGTTGCCGGTCAACTTCGAGACCGAGGGCGGCCTTGTACTTGAGCCCATCGACGAGGATCGAGTTGCCGAGATAGGTGTTGCCGTCATAGCTGAAAGTCACATCGGCATTCGTGTAGCAAAGCATCAGCCCCGAACGCAGCGTGAAGGTAAATGCGTCCGCCATCAAAAGCGGCGCATCACTCGATGCGCGAACGGTGTTGAGGAAGCTGATGAGGGCGGTGGAAGAGGGTTTCATGCTCTACCATGCGTTGCCGTGATAGCCTATGGTGGGGTGGTCAGGAGCTGACCAATGCGACGATGGAGTGTGAGGCCAATAGAGCGCGCGATCATCGTGGGCGCAATCATTGTCAACCTCAGCACCTTGCTGATATTCGCTATCGCCGCAGCGCTCCGCGGCTTCTGACGTGGGCATCGGCGCTAAGTCTGCTGTCCATCGACGCTTTCTGTTCAGAGCGTTCGCATCCAGGTATTTCAGACGGCGCTGCCGAACGGCGGACGGTTCCTTTGAGGCGTTCGTCTCGCCAGGCAGCAGCCTTAGCGTGATCGACCCACGCCGTCCGCTGGTCGAGGCCGTCCATGCACGTTTCATTCACCGGTGGGTGCGGCCATCCGACATCATTTGGGATATCGGTGCGAATCTCGGCCTATTTGCGTTTCCCGCTGCGCTTAAGGCACGGACCGGGCGCGTTTACGCTTTTGAGCCGGATGCCGATATGGCGCACCACCTCTTGCGGGCAACGCGCCTACGATCCAATAGGGGGCTGAACATCGAAGTGATCTGTGCTGCGCTGTCTGACGCGGACGGCGCCGCCATCTTTGAGATCTCAAAATTCAGCCGTGCTATGAGCCGCCTTGCGGGCTTTGGCCCCTGGAATTCCGTCGCCATCGACGAAACCAGGATCGTCCCACAGTTTCATATAGACACGCTGGCAAAGACGCTAATAGCTCCAAACGTCATCAAAATCGATGTTGAAGGCGCAGAGCTTGCCGTGCTGCGCGGCGGTGCCGCGACTATCGCCATACACCGTCCTGCAATTCTAATCGAAGGTCCAAAAGAACTTTGGAGCCCGATGACGGCATTCTTTTCCGAATATCAATACCTGATGTTCGACGGCGAAATAGAGCGCGGCCCTCCACTATCGCATCCGGCATGGAATACCGTCGCTATCCCCACCGAGAAAGTCACTGGCTCAAACCCTGCCCGAAGAACTGGGACGTAAGCATGTAGATCGTCTCCGGGCTTACACCGCCGGTCGAATCGACGCCGAGGGCCGAACCTATCGTTAACGCATTCAAAAGCTGTGATTGCGAGTACCACATATTGCGGTTATGCAGCGCGCTGTTTTGGACCATGGGTAGGTCGGGAAATGGCCCCGCACCCGCGTTCCATTGCGCAACCGCGGCAATATCCGTCTCGGGGTAACCGCCGCCGCCACTGAGCGAGCCGCGCGTCATCAACCACATGCCGTTGCCGCCAAGCGAAATCGCATCCGGTTTCCCGGCCTCGCCGAAGTCGGCCTGGTGCATGAACGTCGGCGCGCCCCAATTGGTTACGTTCGTCGGATCGGCGCCAGCAAGGCAGACAGTGCGCCAATAGCCGGAATTGCCATAGTCCTGGGCGACTGGATTATCCTCGCGCAAGACGACCACGATGTTGTCTGATCCATCGAGGAAGGCTCCGGCCTCTGAAAACGCGAGGGGATTGGCGTAATTCGACCCGTTCGCAATGATTGTAAAGCTTCCCCACGACGCTCCGGCGGTCGGCGAGTTGGAGAAGATTGCTCCGGCCGACGTCGAACCCGCGACGCCGCCGGTGCTAGCACCCGGCAAATAGCCGTAGATCAGTTGCATCCACTTGCCGCTGGGCAACAAGATCGGCGCTGACGCCGTAAAGTCGCCGGCCTGATGGCCCGCGGGGTCCGTACCAGTGAAAAATGGCGAGGGGTCGATCGTGGTTGGCGTACCCCACGACAACGCGCCTGGCGACGTTTCGGTCGCGGTGACGACCTGGAGCGTGCCAAGCCCGGACGTGTAGGGCGACGCAAAATTGAGCCAATAGACCGTCGCGAGCGGGCCTGTGTCCGTTGCGGTGAGCCAACAGCCTTGCGGACCCTGCGAACTCGACGAGTTGCTGACCGCCACCGCCGGCGTCGACCACGGGCCAGCCGCGCTCGGGGCGGTCGAGTACCAGATTTCCGACGGCTTTGAACCTTGCGCACTAGAATTGAAGCGCACGTAGGTCACACACAGATAGCCACTGGGCAATACACAGAGGCCAGGATAGCCGCACCAGTTGCTGTCGTTTGCGTGAACCGTCGAAGCGATCGAGGTGACAGGCGTGCCGAGCGTGGTCGAAAGCCCCTGCAATTCACTGTTTGTCAGTCCGGCGGCCCACGCAGCCATCTTCCGAACCCGGACCGGAAGGCTTATTGAACCTTCATAACCGCCGGGCGAGAGCTTCGTCATCGCGGCGCGCGCGATTCCCACAGAACTCGTTACCGTCGTGTTTCCGTTATTCGACAGTGTGACCGTCGTCGATTCGACGCGCAGCACATCGGTCGAAATCCCGGGCAAATTGTTGGTCGGGCTGCTCGCCGTGTTGCCGGATGGTTCCTGCACGCCGGCAGCCGGCGAGATTTGCAGCGACCAGCTGTCCTCACTCGGCCCATAATAGCCGTTGGCGATCGCGACGCTGCCGCCAGCACTGATCAGCGTCCGCATGTCAGTTTCTTGCAAATAGGTCAGTGAATTGGCGGCGCTGTCCCAATTCGCGCCGAGATAAAACAAATCACTACCTCCCGAGACCGGCAAGCTGGTGGTGGTGACGTAGGACAGCGGAACGGCGGGCGAATTGTAAAACTGCGAGCCCCACAGATAGATCGTATTGCCCGCGGACGCATGCAGCTCTTGGCCGTTGACCGAGTTGTACGTGTTGTTGTGAGCCGCGGCCGAAGTGCCGAAGCGGAACGTGACGCTGCTCGGACTACTCTCGAAGTGCGCTTGAAAGCAGCACCGATACCAGCCATCGCCAAATTCTGGCGCCGGCTCGATGGTCGCCTGTGGAACGCCGATGGCCGCCGTGCTTGTATAAGAGCCGGTACTGATCTCGGTGACACCGCCCTGTGACAGGTCAAAGATCGCCTGCGCCCACTCCCCAGAAGTGGCGGTGGAAGCGGCAATGTTGAGATAAGCCGCAGTACCGGCGCGAGCATAGATGGTGACAGTGCCCTCCGGCGTCACCGGCGAACCTATCGCCTGGCTGATCTCATGCGCCTGCGAGCCCGAGCCACTTTCGGTGAGAAGCTGAGCAGAGCTCGTACCATCGGGTGCGGTGCCGGACGTGCTGACGGTCACGTTCGTTTGCGTCCACGCCGCGTTGGAAAACAACTGCGAATAAAGAAAAAAGTTTTCGAATGGCGGTTCCAGATAGAGCCCAAGCGCCGCGCCGGTCGCCGGGTCGTAATCGAAGCGCGGCGTGTTGGCGGGAGCGGATGCGAGCACGCCGCTCGCATTGGTGTAAAGCGCGGCCGCCGCGCGGGTGAAGCTGCCGCCTTGCGCCGAGACCCACGACGCGAAGCTCGAATAGACCGCGCCGTCGTACCAGTAATTGCCGTTGACGAAATCGGCGTAGAGCACCGGCACGTTGGCGCCCGGCGTCGGCAGCCACGGCGGCGTCCCGGCGATCGCGCTCGGCGCCTTGACGCTGCGAAACTTCATACTGTCGAGCTTCCACAGCTGCGACATGAATTCCTCGAAATCCATCTGATCGTCGAGGAACCGGCAATTGAACGCGAACGTGAGGTCAGCGGTGATCGCAACGCCGGCAGGCGGCGGAAAGTTGAACACTAACGAGTTGGGCGCAACCAGCGAATAAGCCGTGGTCGGAATGATCAAGCCGTTGAAGTAGACATTTTCCAGTTCGGTCACGTAGCTCGCCGGCTCGGTGAAGCCGCTGAACGTGCGCGTCAGCACGAACGCGCAAGTCACCCCATCGCCGGTGCCGATCGATTGCCCGGCGGCCGAATTGTCCTCCGGATCCGTGTACAGAAACGTGCCGAACTGGCCCTGCAGCTGCAGGAAAAAGCCCATCAGGCTCTGCAGGCTCGAGGGGCCGAGCCCGGCATAAGCGGCCGTCGCCGACGAGGCGAGCCCGTCATAGGCCGCTTGAAACTCATAGAGCGGAGAGCTCATCAGCGACACGCGCACCTCGCGGCCGGAAACGTGCGAAGCGACGCGCGTGGAAAACCCCGGCTTCTTGTGCCGCGACCAGGAGAGGCCGGCCAGGCTTGGCAGCGAGGGCGGTGTGGTCATGAGATATTCTCCGCAAGTTCGTCACATCCGCGCACCACGCAGCCCCAGATGCGCGCCGCGTTTCACCGCGTCGTTGATCGCGCACACCATGTGGTGCGAATTGTCGTTGAAAAAGCGCCGCACGCGCTCACGCATCGAGCCGCGGAACGGCGCTACGGTTTCCGACGCGGCGGCGCAGCAAACGGGTCAAGAATCGGAACGCCCGCCGGCTCAAAATGCGAGACGTTGCGCGTCACCACGGTAAGGCCGTGTTCGAGAGCGGTGGCGGCGATTTGCAGATCGGCGCTGTGATGACCGAGCGCTGCGCTCAGCTGCCCCCAGCGGCGGGCGGATGCGAGATCAAAGGGTAGAATCCGGTCGCCATAGACGTTGAGGACCTGGTCCAGCCAGATCGCAAGCGTCGAGGCAAAGTTTTGGTCCCTGCCGCGTTGCAAGGCGATGCCGCGTTCGATCTCCCCAATGCTGACGACACTGATAAAGAGATCGCCCCGCCGCTGGCGAGCGACCCAAGCCACGACGTTGGCGTCGCGGCGCCTCTTGGCCAGGGCCGAGAGAACATCGGTATCGAGCAGAAACATCAGAACTCGACGTCGCGCGGCGTCACGTTCAGGCGGTCAAACTCAACGTCGCTTTGCGGCATCGCCAGCAGCATTTCGGCAAAGCTTGGCGCTTTGAGGTGCTGCAGCTTGCGCAAGCGATCGTATTCGTCGGCGGCAACGACGACCACAGCCGGCTTGCCGTGCTTGGTCACCGTCTGGGGCTTCTGCCGCGCCGCTTCGACGACCTCGCTGAAGCGGTTTTTGGCATCCTGGACCGACCAGGTGCGGGGGGCCATGATAGTCTCCTAGCTAGATTTTCTGGCCAGAATATTGTGCCGCCGCGTCCCGCCGTCAAGCCCTCACCGCACAAGTTGCTGGTAGCGGCAGTGAGCCGTTGGTCACATCCGAGCGCCACGCAGCCCCAGATGCGCGCCGCGCTTCACCGCGTCGTTGATCGCGCGCACCATGTGGTGCGAATTGTCGTTGAAAAAGCGCCGCACGCTCTGCCCGTCGAGCGCCGCAACGTTGATGCTGACGGGTGCGTGCACCTGCGCGCCGAGCCCCGTGCCGGAGAACGGCCCGGAGCCGCGCGCCGGCGGGATGATGGTTTCGCCCGGATGGATGAGCGCGAGCCCGCCGCGCACCACATAATCGGTGCCGGTGTCGAAGATCGCGGCGGCCGAAACCGACGCCTCCGCCGCTGCCGCGGGCCCGGCGGCGGCCGGTCCCATGGTCGGGGCCAGGAAGGCAAACACCCCGGCGAAAGCCTGCCCGGCGTCGGTCATGATCGCTTTGACGGCGTTCGCCGCATTGGCGAGCAGGCTGGAATTCGATGCGGTCTGTTGCGCGGCCATACTCGCCGCCGCACCGGTCGTCGCCGCAGTCGTCTGCGCCAATTGCGCGGCGGTCCACTTCACCACCATGGTTTCGCACATTTCGATGAACTTGATGATCAGATCGCCGAGTATTTTCTTGGACGCCTGCGACCAGCTCGTGGTGCCGGCCAGTAGTCCGCGCAGCTGCGAATTGAACGCGGTCTCGATCGAGCCGAGCGCGGAACTCCACATCTGCTGCTGCTGGGCGATCGCTTGTTCGTCAAGGCGGAGCATGTCGGTGCGATGCTTGGCCTCAAGGTCGGCGATGCTGTCAAGCGCCTTTTGGCGCTGTGCGACTGCCTGTCCATTGATGTCCGCTTTGCGCTGCAGCAGCGCCAGCTCGGCTTCGAATTCTTTCTGAGTTTCCGCCTCGAGCAGCGCAAACTTTTGCTGCTGCGTGATCTGGTACTGGCTCGCTTCCGCGTTGATAAGAATTTTCTGCGCGGCGAAATTCTGCCGCAAGGCCTTGAGCGGCTCGGCAAGCTCGGTTAGCGCCTCGCGAACTCGCTCAATTCCTTCGATCGCGTCATCGGTCGACGCAGAAAACTGGACCTCAACCTGATTGCGATCGGCCATGCGATAAACCTTTTGGTTTATTTGATCGTTCCGTTGGGAAACATGGCGAGGAGGTCGCCGTAGTTCCTCGACGCCCGTGCGCGCGGCTTGTAGCCGAAATAGGCGGCGACTATTTTGCGCAACGGCGGCGCCTCCGCCCAGGCGCGGCGCAGGTCATCGAGAAACAACGGGTCGACCTGATCGAGAACCTGATCGCGGGTCCAGTGCAGCTCAATCACGAGCTCGGCGATGAGCGCCCGCCAATCGACGGTGTCGAAGCGCTCGCCGCCGGCGTCCCCATCGCGCTCGCGCGATGGGGCTCCACTTCCCCCACGGGCGCCTCCATCTTGCGACCGCCGGCCTGCTCGATCACCACCGGCAAGGCCGTCACCAGTTCACCGAGCGGAATGGGCAGATCGAAGAACTCCTCGCGCGTCAGCTTCGGATGGGCGCGGCGCAAGCCATGCCAGAGCACCTCGGCGAGCGGCGCGAGCCGCTCCCCGCTCATATTCTCCGCTGTGATACCGGAGAGCTTCGGCACATAATCCGCAATGGCAAGGATTTGCCGCAGTGACAGCGGCGCCACATAGAAGTCGCGCCCGGCAAGGCGGACCGTGCGTGCGCTGAAAAGATCGATCGATTCGTCGAGGTCGTGGCTCAATGCCTTGCTCCTTATCCGTGCTCCATTTTTTTTCAGTCGTCATGGCCGGACCTGATCCGGCAATCCATGGAGCCGCAGCCACCCCATGGATGCGCGGGCAAAACGGAGTCCCCGTGCCGCGCATGACGACGCCAGGGTCATTCGCTCAGGCTGATGGTGCCGATGTTGTTCGATGCATCCGCGATCGCCTGAAAATCGAACTCGGCGACAGTAAATTTCTGATTGGAGAACGGCAGCGACAGTTTCGGCGAGACGCAGGCGTTGAGCTTGATGACGAGATCCTTGCTGGTGCCGAAATAGTTGAACGTCTCTTTCAGCGAGACTTCGAACATGGGCAGTGGGCCCATCAGTTGGTTGGCGAGGCTGATCTTGTTGCCGGTCAACACCGTGTAGCTGTAGTAGATCAGCACCGCAGCGCCGTTGTCGGTCGAATTGAAGGTGTAGGCGCCTGGACCGCCCGACGGCGCGACGTACTGGCCCTGCGCCGGCGAGGCGGCGACCGGGGTGAGCTGTACGCCGGTCGAGGCATAGAACACGCCGAAATCCTCGACGAAGCTTGCGCCGTTGGCGACGGTGACCGCGGCGGAGGCGACGGTGTCAGTCTCGCCGGTGGTCATCTCGACCATGCTGCTCGCCGTCAGCGTCTGACCGAGAAAGAGGTTGTTGATCTGCGTCGACTGTAGGCGGGCGAACTTGGCCTTGCCGGAAATCTTGAACTCGCCGCCGCCGGCGGCGACCGGCATGTTGTACTGGCCGAGCAGCGTCTCGATCTTGCGGTCGAAATCGAGCGAGACATCCTGCAAGGTGCCGAGCAGCGCGGGCGGCTGGCCGGTCACGTCGGTACGCTTGCCGATCAGCGTACCACTGCCGAAAGCGAATTGGGTCATGGGTGAATCTCCTGGCGATCGTTGCGAATCTTCAAATCGAGAGTGTTCCCTCTCCCTTGCGGGCAAGGGCGGCGAGCGGCGTCAACCGCGAGCGCGTGAGGGGTATTTGAGGGTTCGTTAGGGAACGCGAATCTGGAAGGGGATGGCAGCGACCCCCTTCCCGTCGGTGTCGCCGGTGTCGACGAAGACAGGGCCGAGCGGATAGCAGTGCGATACCAGCCCGCCGAGGGTTTGCTTGTTGCCGTTGAGTGCATCTGCACCGCTCGGCTCAACCGCCGCATCGATCGCGTCAAGGAGCGCGTTCATGGCGGTATCCGGAACGTCTTCCGGGTCCATCCCGGCGGACAGATAGACGAAGACATGCGCATTAATGGTGAGCGTCGGCAAACCCTCGCTCTGCCGGCCGCGCACCTCGCCGGTCTTGAGCATGGTCAGAAACGGCATCTGCGTCTCGTTGACCTGATCCCAATGCACGAAGCGGCGGCTGGTCGCCGTGAAATTCACCGCGCCGGCGATGAGATCGAAGAAGGCGACCGAAATTTGTTCGCGGGTGATTGTGGGCATTTGATTTCTCGACGACAGAGGCCTGCCAAACGAAAAGAGGCTAATAAACAATGCTAATTCGGATTTTGTCCGGCACGATCTTGTGCGGCGGGATCGTGCCGCCGAGTTCGTTAATCGTGGCTGCTCCAAGCCTTGAGATCGAACTCCGCGGGCGAATTCGCCGCGGTCGTCAGCCTTACGCCGGATTTCCAAAGATCAAACGCCTCCGACCCAAGAAAAAATTCATTCACCGGAGCAAAACGGGCAAGATAAGGCTCGACCATAAAATCGTAGAGGTTCAGTGATGCTTCGGTCTCCGAAACGGTACCGATTGACCCGTACAGGAGCGCATCGTGGCCGTACATTCCCCCGGGGCGTAAAGCGACCGTGTCTCTATTCACTGATTGATCGATGGAAAAATTTGTTCCTCCTGTTCTAAGGGGAATACTCCGTACCTGCATCGTTGTTCCTTGCGGCGCAACGAGATAATTTTCGTTGAACACGGCGGTCGGATCATAGGTTCGCCCGAAATCCGGAATGTCGGCATACGAAAAATAAATCTGAGCTTTGTTGGTCGTAACGTGACGCGTCGGCGTATATTGGAGTTTCTTCTGAGTTTCCAGCTGCAAGAGGACCGGCGCGAGATCTCGTGCCGTTGCAAAGAACATGAATTGATAGCGGCCCATGAATTGATGTCTGGTCATGGCATTTTATCTCTTCGGGATTATCCAGAGTTCATCCTCTTGCGTTCATTAGCGAAACCCGTAGTACAGTTTCCGCGGTGGAATCTTAAAGTGAGCGCCTGGGTTGGCGCGCATCATCATGAATCGGCGTGTGGGCTCCTATCCTCTCTGACAGCTTTTGGATTCAAAACCTGCCATGATACCACATTGCTTCGCTCACCGCTTTCAAGAAAGTAAAGCGCGATCGTCTTCACTTCGTCGAAATTGATGATGTATCGCGCGGCGATCGGTGTCGGCGTATTGGCCGTGAGAAATTCAACGCAACCGTGTTTCATGGTCGGGTGCGAAGAAACAGCCATGAGGTACGGGGGCAAACCATCGCTCCGACTGTATTGGATGCAGCCAACCTCTCCACCAATGCCGGCCATAATTTCAAATCCATTGTCGCTAGAAAGTCTAGCGAAAAAAGGGGCCTCGTTTCTGCGACTGTCGAGCAATTTTGTTAGCTGCGCGCTGGAGTCGATCACCATTCCGTTCATGGGATCGAGACCGTCCTGCTCGTTCTCATATCGGACTATCATGGTCCTGTGCCTATAAATTGAATCACCGTATTGTCGGGGAGTACCACGTTCAGGATCGCGCCGGGAGGAAGCATTCTCGACAGCAAGCGCATACAGCTTCCGCAAATCTTCGGATTGTTGATGTATAATGTTGCCTCCATTATTCCGTTCTGTCGCATCAGCGCTGCTGCATGTCCCTCAACGTGCGACAGAGTCAGACCATCAAAGCCAGAACTTTCCGGCGGCATATCGTCCGCCGGCCCTTCATAGCCGCTCTGCAGCGGCATAGGCGGACGCCCTGGCGCATAGAAGATACCGGAAGTTTTCCCTCCGGGAGTATATGGCGCAAGCTGGGGCCGTAGTCCCCCTGGGAACGGAAGATTCGGCTGAACCTCGGCCGGTGGTGACGAGGATCTTGGCGATGCTCCTTCTGGCGCTACAGGGCTGGCGGGCGTTTCGCTTGGCCGGGGATTTTTTGGCAACCCCCCTGAAAACGGCAGCTCGAGCTGTCCACGAGGGACGCCGCCTCCTCCGCCGCCCTCGGTCGTGTCCGGATTATCCCAAGGCTTGTCCCAAGGATGCCCAGGCATCGAGACCGGCATCACTGGGGCGACTTCGGATGCCTCGGCGACCGGCGCAAACCAGCCGGCATTGGGCGGTCCGCCGGCACGCGGATGCTGTTCAGGGTCCCAGAACTTGAGGAGGCCGCTGCGAATAAGCTCGTGAGCCCGAGCCGATATCTCCTCCCGATTTTCTATGGTCTTCGCCAGCGGCGGCGGATCGGGAAAGCGCATTTGCACGGTCGCGATCGCGGCCATCGCGAGATCGCCGCGATTGAACGCCGTCGCGATCAGCGCGAGAGCTCCTGCCTTGGATGCGATGTCGATCGGGAGCCGGTAACGAGCGGAAAGCTCTTTGTTGAGTTCGGCGATCGATCGAACCGTCCAAGATGAATTTTCAGCGTCGGGGAGTTGAAGCAGCGGGACGTCACCGATGAAAACGCCGTCTGCAGAGCACGACACGCCATCGCTTTCCCGCGTTGCCGTGAGCGAAAATCCACGCAATCCCGGCATCGCAAACATGCGACCAGGCTCCATTCGGTAATGGTTGATCTGAAAGGCGAACGGACCGGAGGGTCCGACGGGACGCGTACTTACGGCGCCGCTTCGATAATCGCCGCGTTAAACTCGGCGCGAATGTCGTCCGCCATCTCTGCTAGCGCCGACCGCATGTACGACCGCTCCGGCATTGTGACTGCCGGCAGCTGCACGCGTGCGGCGAAAGCCTGTTTGCCGCCGACCAGGAAGGCGAGCGCTTTCGCCTTGTCCGGCACAATCCGGTGCGGCGGGATGGTGCCGCCGAATTCGTGGATGGCGGCGTATTTCACGTCGGGCGATGTGGCGATGTGAACTGAGACACCGGCGGTTGATTCCGCGATTGTCACGCCGATCGAAGCAGCGAGTGCGCCGCTTTTCATGTTCAGCACGTCGCCGGAGAGATTCTGTTGAATCCTCGCTTGCAGTTCGACCGCGAGCGCGTTCGCCTTGGCGGAGAGCGCGTCACGGATGCGCGCGGGCATAGCGGCGAGCGCCGCGGAGACGGTGTCGTTGAGACAGACGTCGAGCATCGCTTAGCTCTGAGTTGCGGGAATGCCCCTCGCCGCTCGCTTTCCTCGACACCTCTCCCCCTGTGCGGATGAGAGTGCGCTACGCGGAAACAACGCTGCGGTAGGGATCGAGCGAGGCGCGGATGAAATCGGGAATGTCTTTGAGGCTGTACGCTGCTGTCTGCTGGCCAGCCACGGTCTGCGACGATTGGCCGATGCGCGTTCGGTAGCGGTAGCGCTCGGCCGTCCATTCGATGCAGGCATTGTTGATCGCGGCCGGAATGAAACCGTAGGAGATCAGCACGGCGGCGCCGGCATCGGCGGCGGAGAACGTGTAGACGCCGCCCGACACATTATATTGGCCGGCGCCCGGGCTTCCGGTCACCGCGGCGAGCGCCGCGCCGCTGGCGTAAGCGACACCGGCATCGCTCGCCCACGGCCCGAACGGCGCCGCCGCCGTCACGTTATAAGGACCCGGCGCGGCAGGCACGCTCGCGGCCTCGCTCTCAACCGCGTAGCCGGCGCTGTAGCTCACGACGATGTTCTGGCGGCCCTGGCGAAAGACAAGATCGAACAGGTCGAGCGCCTGCGGCCGGCCTGGCGGGAGACCGTCCCACGGCTCCAGCAAATAACCGCGCGGATGCGGCGCACCGGCAGCGGGCGGCATGGCGGCCGCGACCGCGACGTTGTCGATGACGAGCGAGATGGTTTGCAGCACAGGGTAACGCGACAGGAACAGCCGCGTCTTGCCGTTGCCGTCGAGGCGTTCGGTCAGCGTGCGTGGCGTGAGCGACGGCCGGCCGAGATACGCGGCGATCGCCCCGCTCACGTCGGTGATGAGGCGGGAGATGAGCGCATCGTCGGTCGAGCCGATGCCGCTCGAGCCGGCGAGCCAGGCTTTCACGTCGGCAAGCGCGGCGAGATCGGATGCGGCCAT